CGGCAGGGGCAGCATTGGCGAGTTCAGCGCCGCCGACCTCGTGCAGTACAACACCGTCGTGGACAGCTTCGACAAGCGCATCAGCAAGGTCTCCCGGGTGCCGACGCACTACCTCGAGATGACCGGTGAGTTCCCCTCGGGCGAAGCCTTGCGGCTGGCCGAGACGCCGTTCCTGAAGAAGATCGACGACCGGGTGCGGGCCGCCACCCCAAAGTGGGCCGAGGTGGCGCGGTACGCAGCCCGGCTGACCGGGGCGGTGGTCCCGCCCGGCAAGATCAAGCCGACATGGGAGCCGGTCGCCCCGCTCACCGAGCAGGAGAAGCTCGAGAGCGCGATCAAGCGCCAGGACCTCGGCTACCCGCTGGAGGAGAACCTGATAGAGATGGGCACCAATCCGACGCACATCAAACGGATCGTGACCAAGGCGAAGGCGGAGGCCGATGAGCAGGCCGCGCGGTCCGATCGGCTCTTCGGCCAGGGCATCGTGCCGTCGTTGCGTAGCTGATGGCCGTCCGGGACGTCATTGATGAGGGACTGGGGCAGCTGGACGACAGCGAGCGGACCATCGCCCGCCGGCTCGCGCTGGTCTACGAACAGGCGTACGCCAACGTCGAGCGCGACCTTCTGGCGGTGCTCAGGCTGATCGCGGAAGCCGAGGAGGACGGCGAACCCATCCACATCGACTGGCTGCGCCGTGAGGCCCGCTACCGCCGGCTGCTGGCAACCATCCTCGCGGCCTATGAAGCGGCCGGCTTCCGGGCTGTTGACCTGGTGGGGGAGGCGCAACGGATCGGCGCGATGCAGGGGGCGACAACCGGAAGGGAGCTCCTTGCCGTCACCCCCGGAATCACCGTCTCTGGCGGCACCGTCAACGCGGACGCGGTCCAGCGGTGGGTCACCGCCACCGAGCCGCAGTCGCCCATCCGGGCCGTCCTGGCCGCCTACGGCCCACTCGCGGCCCAACAGATCGAGGAGCAGATCGGGCAGGGGATTGCCTCCGGGTACTCGCCCCGCAAGGTGGCGGCCCATATCAGCGAGCTGCTCACCGGCGATGGCCAGCGGGCGAACATGCTCCGTCTGACCCGCACGGAGATGATGGGGGCCTTCCGCGGCGCCCAGGTGGACCAGTACCAGCGGATGGGCGCCAACGTCGTCACCCAGGTGGAGTGGAGCGCGCACCTGAGCCCGCGCACCTGCCTCTACTGCCTCTCCATGCACGGCCGGCGCTTCCCGATCGAGCGCCCACCGTCATCGTTCCACCCCAATTGCCGGTGCACCATCGTGCCCGTGCCGGTCTACGAGTTCGCCTCCCTCCGCCAGTTCCACCAGACGGGCGAGCAGTGGTTTGCCAGGCAGGGTATCGCCACGCAGCTGGAGATGATGGGCGGGAACTGGTCCGCGCTTGCAGCCTACCGGTCCGGCTCGCTCGCGCTGGCCGACTTTGCCGGGGAACGACACACCCCGCTCTGGGGCGCGACGGGCTACCAGCGGACCGCGCGGCAGGCGTTGCGTGGCGCGGGATTGCTGTTCACCTCGTGAGCGGTACCTGACACTCTCTTAGCCCCTTCCGCCCCGTGTGGATGCAGCCAAGGCCCATTACGAACGTTATTGGTCGTCTCAGGTCCCGTGAGTCCTGATGTATGATGATCAAGACATACGGTCAGCCGGGGTGATCCCGGTTCAGGGTGCGGGGTGATCCCGGCCAAACAGCGCAGGAGAGCGTGATGCCACCGATGTTGTTCCGGATGTTGATGCCGATCCCGTTCCTCGAGCAGAACAGCGGAGAGGGTGGCGGATCGGGAAGCGGGACTGGGAGTCAGCAGGGAGGGTCCGGTTCGAGTGAGTCGAGCCAGCAGGGACCGACCCAGGCGGACATCGAGAAGCTGACTGGTGCGCTCCAGAAGGAGCGGGACGCGAACGCGGCGATCAAGAAGGCGGCTACTGACAAAGGATTGACGGTGGAGGCGTACCTCCAGTCGATCACCGACAGCGCGTCGTCCAACCAGACGGAGCTCGAAAAGCTCCAGCAGCAGGTCGCGGACCTCACCAGGGGCATCGAGACCGAGCGCACGAACGCCCAGACGGCACGCATTGAGGCTGCATTGAGCAGCGCGGCAAACAATGCCCGGGCCCGGTATTCCGACGTGATCGTCGAAATGCTGAAGGGCCGCATCGAGCTCGATGACGCCGGGAACCCCAAGGGGGTCGTCGAGGCCGTCGAGCAGCTCAAGAAGGACAAGCCGGAGCTCTTCCGGTTTGCCGAAGGGCGCGGCGATGGCGGACGGCCACCGCGGCAAGAGAAAGACATCAAGCCCGGCATTGACCGGCTGAGCGAGTACTACGCAACCGAATCCCCAACGGCCAAGGCCGGGTAACCCCCTGGCGGCCGTGATTCACCAACAGGAGAGACATCATGGCCGTGACCCTGGCCCAGTCTGCACTGCTGTCCAACAACCAGCTGCAGCGGGGCGTCATGGAAACCTTCGTCCAGGAGTCCTCAGTCCTGGATCGCATCCCCCTCGAGCCGATCGAGGGCAACGCCTACGCCTACAACGAGGAGGCGACCCTCCCGGGCGTCGAGTTCCGCGCCGTCAATGCTGCCTATGCCGAGTCAACCGGTACGGTCAACCCGAAGACCGAGACCCTCGTGATCCTCGGTGGCGATGCCGACGTCGATACCTTCATCGTGGCGACCCGCGGCAACCTCAACGACCAGCGGGCCGTGCAGACCCGGATGAAGGTCAAGGCCGCCTCGTACAAGTACCAGGACGCCTTCATCAACGGCGACACGGCCGTCGATGCCAACAGCTTCGACGGGCTCAAGAAGCGCCTCACTGGTGGTCAGGTCATTTCCGCAGCGACCAACGGCCTGCCGGTGCTCGGTGCCGATGACGCGGCTCGGCACACCTTCCTCGACAAGCTCGACGAATTGATCGCGGCGGTCCGGGGCAACGTTGACGCGCTCTACATGAACGCTGGCATCCTCTCCCGGCTCAAGAGCTCGGCCCGTCGCCTGACCATGTACGACCAGACGACCGACAGCTTCGGCAAGACGATCGCCACCTACAACGGCATCCCGCTGATCGACATCGGGACGAAGGCGGATGGGACCGCGATCATCCCGCAGACCGAGACCCAGGGCTCGAGCTCGGTCGCGAGCTCCATCTACGCCGTGCGATTCGGTGCTGATCCCAGCGACGGCGGCGTCACCGGCCTGACCAACGGCGGCATCCAGGTCAAGGATCTCGGCGAGATCGACGCCAAGCCGGTGTTCCGGACCCGGATCGAGTTCTTCTGCGGTCTGGGCGTCTTCTCCGGCAAGGCGGCTGCTCGCCTGAGCGGCGTGCTCGCCAGCTAATCCCTGATTGACGTAAACCCTGCGCCGCCGGCGGACTGACCGGCGGCAGACCCTGGAGGAATCACGACATGGCAGCACCCAGGCAGAACGACGATCCGACCGTGGCGAGTGACGATCAGAACGACAAGCTCAAGCACAGCCGCGGCGGGGTCACCACCCGTGACGACGCGCTGGACCTCGGCGTGCCGATGCTCCCAGGCGATCCCTCCGAGCCAGTCGGTCCGGAGGACGCCCTGGGCGAGAGCCCGACGCGCGGCGACTACCGCAACCGCCTCGGCGACAGCCACTACCACCCGCACCAGACGGAGCCCGTCCCGGACGCCAAGCCGGGCGAGCCAACGGTGCGCAGCGTGGCGCAGCGCCAGAATGCCGAGAACATCGGCGACCTGAAGGGCAAGAAGGGCGGGGTGGACACCGAGTAATCGGCGTCTCCCCGTTCGTATCCCGGAGAGGGATGAGCGATGACGAAGCCAGTTCTGATCGAGTATCCGAAGAGCGGGGAGCGCTACGCCGTGGTCAGTGCCGCTGCGGCGGCCAAGCACCACCCGGACGCCAGGATCCTCTCCTACGAGGACGGGACGCCCTACGAGGCTCCCAGGCCGCGTCCGGCCCGCAAGCGGCCCTCACGGGCCAAGGCGAAGGGCACGGCCGCACCTGCAGCGGCTCCGGTGACCGAGACGCCGGCCGAGGATGCCACCAATGGCCCAGCTGAGTGATGCCGGTCTGGCACGGAGCCTGCTCAACGCCGCGTTGCGGTTCGGCCTAACAAGCCCGGACCTCAGTGAAGCCGAAATGCTTTTGCTGATGGATCGAGCAAAGGTGACGTTGCCTGATGCCTCAATCGTCTACACCACAGCCAGCATGAATGCGGCGGCGGCCCAGGGGTGGACGTGGAAGGCGGACCAGGCAGCGGGCGAGTACGACGATCTGGGCGACATCAAGCGGCCGATCGGGCTTGCCGAGCGGTGGAAGGCGTCCGCAAGGGCGTATGCCGCTGGTCAGGCTGACGTGCTTGCCGGAATCCCTCCTGCCACAACCCTGCGGAGCAGCTCGATCGGCATGGTCGGTGAGCTCGCCGCGGAGTATCCGCTGTGAGCACGCCGGCGGACCGGATCGCCGCGGCCAAGCAGAAGGCCGCGGCCACCATCGCGGCCAATCTCTTCCCGGGCCGCTACGAGGTCCTCCGGACCACGAAGACGCGGGACGAGCTCGGGGGCCGGACCGAAACGCCGGCCGTGGTCGAAACGGGCCGTTGCGAGCTCAAGGCCCCGCAGCTGCGCGCCGTCGATCGCGCCGGCGCCATCGGGACGGCCGTAGGGCCGTACGTGGCCCGGCTCTGGCCGGACATCAACCCGGCGTCGCCCAACGCGCCCCGCTTCTCGAACGTGCTGGCCACCGACGAGTTGCGGGTCACCGTCGCCAACCGGGGGAATGAGGTGCGGACCTTCACCATCGTCGGCCAGCCCACCAAGGGCGACGACATGGCGATGTTCGTCACCGTCCAGCTGGAGCTCAAGCGATGATCGTGCGGGCCGCTGTCACCGTCGTCAAGAACGAGTTCCCGCGGCTGGCGAGCAGCTTCGAGCGCAACGTCGCCGATGGCATGAACACCGGCATCGCCAACTTCGTCAGCGCCGCAGACGCGATCATCCCGCGGGACACCGGGGCGATGGCCGCCAACGTGGTGATCAGCCAGGCCACACCCGGTGACCTCACCGGTGGCGTGGGCTATGAGCAGGAATACTCGCACTACGTGCACGAGGGAACGATCTACATCTCGCCGCAGCCGTGGGCGCGCACCGTGGCCGACGCGATGCAGGACGAGTACGCCGCCCACGTCAAGGCCCGGGCGCTGGGAGGGCTGAGCTAGATGTTCGGATCGCTGATCGTCGCCAAGAACGCCACTGACGTCATTGCAACGGTGCCGGAGGTTGCCGCCGTGACGGGGGACCGCAGCATCCACGATGCCGCCGTCCCCCAGGATCTGGCGCTGCCGGCGCTCATCTACTACTCGGAGCAGGGAATCTACGACAACCCGCCTGTGCGGGCCAACCAGCGTCCGGCGAAAGAGACGGTCCGGTTCGTCTACCGGCTCATCGACGACGGGGAGTCGTTCGCCGCGATCATCGACGCCGCCGAGGCCCTCTTCGTTGCCTTCAGTGGCCAGCGCTTCGACGTCACCTTCCGGGGCCACACCTACATGGTGACCTACGAGGCGATCGGCGAGTACCCGATGCCCACCTTTACGACCCAGGACGCCCAGCACTTCCGCCAGCTGGGCAATGTCTTCACGGCCCGGGTGACCGGGTAGTTCGCACCAGAAGGGAATCGCTCCCATGTCCATGCAGCACCAGATCTTCCAGCTCCAGCGGGAGACCACGCCCGGAACGCCGCTGATCACCGCCATGCGGATCTACGACGGCCTCCGGATGACCCCCGGCACCGGCAACCAGGGCGCCCAGTCCTACTCGCCCTCCGGGACCCGGGGCACGTCCACCCGGATCAAGGGGGACGACTACGGGCAGCATGCCGTCGAGCTCACGCCCGACTTCAATGCGCTGCTGCCCGTGCTCGCCTCGATCTTCGGGTTGCCAACGACCACCACGCCGGACGCCACCAACGCACCGACCGCGCGCCAGCACGTCTTCACGCTGATGGGCCGCGGGTCCCGGAATCCGGTGACCTTCACGGCCCAGTGGGGCCTGGGGTCCGCGGCCATCCAGTTCGCCTACTTCCTGTTCAACACACTCACCATGGGTGCCCAGCGCTCCGAGCTCACGTTCGAGACGTCGGCCTTCTCGCGCGACGGCGACGAGACGATCACGCTGGCGACGTCGGGCGTGACGACCGTCGAGAGCGTGCCGATCGATCCGACGCAGTACGACGTCTTCAGCGACAACACCTGGGCCGGGCTCGGCGTGACGAAGCTGCTCGACTGCCACGAGGGCGTGGTCAGCATCGGCGAGACGTGGGGCCGCAGCTCGCCGCTCAACTCGGCGATCGTCAGCTTCGCCAAGGCGCTCGAGAACGAAGAGGTCGAGTAC